TTTAAAAAAATTCTCACAAGTGATCTCTTCAATGATGTTAAGCTATTATATGTTGAAAGAGACGAAGATATTAAGATCACTAAAAGAGAAAAGGACTATTTTGGTAATTTTGAAAGTGCTGATCATGAAAAAGAACTCTTTGAAAGAATATTCTCCGAATTCAATCCTCAAATCACTGATATAGAAAGAAATAATGAATTCGGTCGCATGATTAATGAGTTCGATAATGAGAGTTCTATCCAATTTAATAGAATGCTAAACGATCTAATAAATAGAGGTTGATTACTATAATAAATAATAAAAAAATAATTTAGGATGGCAACCAAATATACGTTAGGCTATTTACAATATATTAAAGAAGCAGAAGAGGCAGAGATTGCCGCACCTTTAAAAGGATATACTGCTGACCAAGTAATTACTAGAATCGAGGAATTAATGGAAGTTCTCTCAGATAAAGTAAGATTTGGTATACCTTCAGACAATTTAGGTAGAACAATAACTTATAGAGATGCGAATGGAGTAATTGCTAGAATTAGGGATATTGTTCACTATTATGATAGTAAGAAAGAACAGGTAAGATTTTATTGTTGGTCAATAAGTTATAGTGGAACATGGAAAGCATCTAAAAATCTAAGACAAAAAATAGAGAGCGATGGAGGATTTGGCGAATCAGATCTTAATATAAACATTAAAAAAGTTATCGATTATTTTATGGAGAACCCAGAAGATTCAGATAACATTGCAAGTATCTCTATTGGTATTGATTCAGAAAGCATTAGAAAAGCAATGTCTGCACCAAAACCTGAAGCAAAACCAGCACCCGCTCCAGAAAAACCTCAAGTTACTGAGCAAAAACCAACAGAACCAGAAATCTAAAAGATAAATTCATGGCCGGAATAAACAATTTAAAGGAAATCTATGAAAAGAAAGGCGAGTCTTTCTTAAGTGGATTACTAAACCAGTATGTAATAATCAATGAAAAGGTTGATGGTGCATTCTTTGGACTAAAAAAGACACAAGACGATAAGTTTAAGTATTTTAAGAAGTCTGGAGAGATCACATATGTTGATCAAGTCTTAATGAAGTATTATAATCCTGCAATTCAGCATTTTCAAAACTTATCTGATGATAAGAGACAGCGCATTCCTGCTAACTTCTTTTTTGGGTTTGAGTATTTTACAAAGAGTGATATTAAATCTAGTAGAAAAGCTGATCTTCCTAAAAATAACTTGGTTCTTTCATATATTCATAGATTAGATGAAACTGGTAAAATTGTTGAGACTCTTCAATCAAAGGAACAATTGACTCGATGGGCAGAATACTTAGACGTTGATGCGCCACCTATTATTTTTGAAGGTCGACTTGATGATGAGCAGAAAAGTAGGATCCTAGAGTTTGTATATACTGAAAAGAAGGATCTTGAAGAACAATTTAAGACTACTTCATTTACTAAGTATATTATATCTGTGCTTTGCCCAGATGAAAAGTCTGAATTTTCAGATAGAGAACTTGAAACTATTGTTTTTAGGTTTTATGGAGACGATTCAGAAAACGAAGCATTCTTAGCAAAATTAGTGGATCCAATATTTCAACAAAGAGCACAAGAAGTTCAACCTAAAACTTCAAACTCACAAGACTATATTTGGTTAATTGTAATCGACTTGATGAATCACTTTGAAATGTACGACATTGATAAGCTTCGTCAAATGATTTCAGACTCAGAGTCATATGAACAAAAGTATATTGACTTAATTAATCAGATATTTAAAGACTTTTTACAGGATTATTCTGAAAAATATGAAGGTCTTGAACTAGAGATACCTGACTACTTAAAGAGACCTGAATTTGAGCTTGATGTAAATTTAGTGGGAGACCCAGAAGTGGTGAACCTAATTAAAAAGAATTCAACTAATTTAGAGATCTATAAAGTTCTACTAAACTTCTTTAGAAAAGTAAGAAAGAAATCAAGCGTGGGATTTTTTACACCTGAAATGATTTCACAGCTTAACTTAATTGTTCAAAAGATCAAGAATATTATAATGGGTGATGCAGTATATGAAGGACTGTTTCCAAGCTTTAATGAGTTTATTGGAGCACCAAATGATTATATGACATTAAGCGAAGTTGAGCATGCAAAACAACTTAAGGACTCACCAGAAGTACAAAATGTAAATATCCTAATTGGAGGTTTTCAACCTATAACAATGGGACATATTAAGGCAGCAAAAGCCTTAAAGGAGAAGAATGGAAATAAGATTGTCTTTATTGCAATAAAAGGATCAACTCCTACTAAAAAATCTCCTTTTTCTCTTGAAACGACTAAGCGACTTTTAAATAAAGTACAACAAGAATATCCTGAATTAATTGTAAGTGCCATGATCGTCCCTAACGGGCAAATCACAGATATTATAAAAGAACTTAGGCCTCAGTATGAACCGATCCTATGGGGAACAACAGATCGTCGAGTAAAGGACTATGCTCTACAGTTTGATTATATTAAAAAGAGAGATCTTCCACTCAGAATATCAAAAGACTTTAAATTAGTAGAACTTCCAAGCTTTGTAAAATCAGAAGATATGATAGACTTGATTAAAGATTCAAATTATGAGAAGTTTAAGAGTGAGACCCCGACATCAGTATCAGCTGAATTTTTTAATCTACAAAAGGAGATTGGAAAACATATTAATGTGAACGAAGCTAATCAAGATACTCGCTTTATGGAGCCTGGAGTAAACGATGATTCAACAGAAGATATCGTTTAAAACTTTAATTGATTCTTGGATATAATATACAAAACTTTCCAAAAATATGAGGTTTAAAGAATTAGAAGAGTCAGATATTAAATATTTTACTGAAGTATATTACAATAAAGCTATTTCATGGGATAATCGATTACGTATACTATCTGAAAAGTTTGAATGTTCAACTAGAACATTAGAAAACTGGGCATCTAAACTTAAATTAACTGAGACTGCTCAAGAAGAATCACCGCAATATCAAAGTGCACAAGCTAGAGAATATAATAAAAAATCAAAACGTTTTATTATTTCTTGGGCTCAAAATAATACTGGCGTACATACTTCATTTATTGAAAATATGAAAGCATATGCTGATTTTATTAATGCAGATATTCATATAATTGCAGGTCGATATAAAAATCCTACCTCGGTCTGGACAAATAGTCAAGAAGAGAGTGAATTTTGGGATCCAATTGTAGTTCCTTACTTGGATGCAAATCGTCACGATATACATAAGCACCTTTCGATCATGTCAGATGTTAAGATTCAGCCGACTGCTGTTAATCCTATGACTGGTTTAGAGGGAATGAGTGGAATTAATTCATGTATAGTAGGTTCTCCTAAAATGCAAATGGAAATGATTCCAGTACTCGAAGGAAACGCACCAAAGATGATGAGTACAACTGGAGCTTGCACAAATAAGAATTATACTGATTCTAAAGCCGGTAAAAAGGGAGAATTTCATCATACTTTAGGTTTTGTTATTGTTGAAATTAAGAATGATGAAATATTCTTTATGAGACAGGTAACTGCAACTGATTCAGGAAGCTTTACTGATCTTTTTTATAATACTACTGATGGTGAGGTAACTCGCATTTCTGAAATATCAGCAATTATCTTAGGCGATCTACACTACGGCAAACATGATCAAGATGTACTAAATAAGACTCTTGATTTTATGAATATTCTTCATCCTGAACACGTGATCCTACATGATGTTTTTGACGGGACCTCCATTAGTCACCATGAAGAAAAGGATCCATTTATACAATATCAAAAGGAATTAGATGGCACCAATTCACTAAAGAAGGAAGTCGATGACTTATTGGTAGGTCTTTCTGATTTTCAAGACTATAATACTGTAATTGTTCGAAGTAATCATGATGATTTCGTAGACAGGTGGTTAAAAAATACTGATTGGCGAAAAACAGTCACTCCTAAAAACTCTCTAGAATACATGCTCTATTCTGCAGCTATCCTAGGAGGAGAGGCACCAAATGGTGTTATTCCTTGGGTAATAAACAAGGCATATCCTCACTTTATTACACTAGGCAGAAGTGATAGCTATATCGTTAATGGCTTGGAATTAGGTCAGCATGGAGATATAGGAGCTAGCGGTAGTCGAGGATCCCTACAACAGTTTAGAAAACTAAACACTAAAATAGTAGTTGGACACTATCATTCACCTGGAAGAAAGGATGGAGCGTTAGCAGTCGGCACAACTAGTAAATTAAGATGCGGATATAATATTGGACCGAGCTCATGGTTACATTCGCATGTAATTATTCATAAAGATTCAAAAGCACAACACATTAATTTTATAAAGGGAGGATATACTACATTGAAATAAATAACTTAGAAATAAGTACTATTTTTATGAAGTATATTTTAGGACATGTTAATTATATACGTGAAGCCGTAGCTGATACTCGTGTCATATGCGATAAGTGTGGATGGAATTGGGCAATCGTTGATGGAGGAGATGACTTATATATGTGTCATAAATGTGGGAATGATAATACTCCATCCAATACTTTAAAATAATTAAGCAACATGGCCAAGAAAAATGATAGTCAACAAAATTTTGAAAATTACCGTAAAGGTAAAGAAAAATTAGAGAACGCAGTTTTACAACACCCAGAAGAGAGTAAAGGAGGAAAGTCAGTATATGATTTTATGAAAGGTGAAGTTAAACGTAATATGTGGGTCATTCCGTATGAGCAGTTTAAAAAGAGAGATAAATAATTAAAATCTCAAAGATCATATGAGTTTTGAAGCATATTTAAGGAATTGGCTTAGAATCACCGAATCAATCGTAAATGAGACTGACGAAAAAGAAGATAATAAATCATCTGAGCTTGATGAACTTCTTAATATTATTGAGTCAGGAATAGGCGGAGAAACATCGGACAGAACAGCTAGAACTACTTCATTTGAGTCGATTGAACAGGTACTACAAAAAGTAGACATACTTACTCTAGAAAAAATAAAAGATAATCCAGATCTACAAAGAGTATTACTCGCAATGGTTGCTCCTGGAAAAGTAGAGTGGATGGGTGAATACTTAACTAAATCTAAAAAGAGTTTAAGCGCTCTATCTTCAGACAAGAAGAAGACTGATCCTTCTCTTAATTTTGAAGGATATAAAAGATTTATATTACGTGAGGCTGATGTTAAGAGCAGAATCTATAAGATGCACTTGATCTTTAAATATGCATCCGACTTGCCTGAATTAGATAAAGAGACAAATTTACTATTAGCATTAAAAAAATTAGATGTTTCTCTAAATACTGAAACTGATCAACCTACTATTAAGATCCATAAGATTGGAAGCATTGATAATACAGTCGAGACAAATGAGTTTGAGGTAATAGATTCAAATGGAGAATCTAGAGTAATGAAAAAGGAAGAACTCGCAAATCTTCTTGAAAAGAATCCTGATATTGCAGAAAAGGCTAAGGCTATCGCTAATGATTCCTATAAGAAAAAATTAAATAAGCTCGTACAGAGAACAGAAGATACTATTAGAAAAGAGGTAGCTGGATCAATGCGAGAAACTGAACAAGTAATCTCAAACTTACCAAACGATGAGAAGACTATGGAAAAACTACAAGTTGATTGGAAACCTCTAATCGATGCGTTAGGTTATTCTAAATTCTTTAGTGGTCCAATCAAGGCAAAGGAGAAGGAGATAACTAAGAATGAACGCCCAAGCTTAAGAAAAAAGAATAGGATTAAGGAAAAACTAATGAGTGCATTAAGTTCAGCACTTCTTCCACCTATGGTAAATGGCGAAATCTCTGCTCCAGGTGGAGATTATTATAAATTATTTAAGAAATTAGAAGGGCAAAACACTGCATGGCTAGAAGCAGCAATTAAAGAAGTGCTTGTAGATTCAGCTAGAATTGCTCAATTTAATAATTCAGCCCGAACTGCAGAAAGCGCGCTTGAAGAGAATCAATTAGCCTATTTACAGATCAGTAGTGTATGGATAATTAAATATATTGAGAGTGAAGTTGATGGAGAATTATCTAAACGAGATACTGATAATGCGATTGCTAAGATTAAGTCAATTACTCAACAGAAGGAGAAAGAGATTAAAAACTACTATTTGTCAAAGGATTTTAATATGAAGAACTTTAAGGGTATTCAGTTAAAACCAGATCTGCGCCTTCCTCTTTATCAAAGGGTTAGATTAGCGGTTAGTGAGGCAGATCGAATTGCTGAAAGTCCATTAAAGAACTTTCTTAAAGGACTAGGTCAAATCGCAGTTGGATTGTTTTCAACTATACCTGATCGAGGTGACATGGCACTAGCTAAAAAGAATGCTGATCAAAACCGAGCAGTCTTTAATGGACTATATAGTATTATTAAGGGCGGAGTATATGGAGTAAGTAAGCAAGGAGGTCGAGACTTTGAAAAAGGAGTGGAAAAAGTAACTAATAAGATGAGATTAGATGCAGTTGGCTTGACTCCATATGAAAAAGGAGAAGGTCCTAAATTTTATAAGTCAGCTGAAAAGAAAACAAATGAAGAAGCTGCAGCAATTTCACCAGGAGCTACTTTCCAAACACCGGATACTTTACCATCAGATAATATGGATACATTTTCACTAGCTGGTCCAGGTAAAAAGAACAAGAAGAAGAAAATCATAAAAAGGGTTTCTACATTTAACGATTTTCTGAAAAGTAGGGACTAATCCTAAACTTTTAAAAGCCTAATAAATAATAAAAACTAGATTCTTATGGATATCCTTAATGTGATAGGTAATGGCGGAGTATCTGATGATATTCTAAAACTTAACTCTCTCCAATCACTTGGACAATCTTCTCAAGTGAGCGGCGGTAATACTCAACAAACTGGTGAAGTTAAAGGAGATGGATCAAAGACAATTAAGATAATTGGTACTGAATCGCTATTTAACCCATTCTATATTTTTAGATATTCAGAATTTGGTGCAGGAACCACTACTAATACTTCTGGTGACTATGATTTAAAAAGACATAATTTAAGTTATGAAAGTTCATTGGATATAGTAGATAAAGTAAAAGCCGGTGCAGATCGACTAAATAGACAAAACGCAGTTGTTGTACAAAACCCAACTGCAGTCGCAATTAAGACTTGGTCAGATGAACAAGGAGCAAAAGGATCAGGCCATGCCGGCCCACTATATCCGTATCCATATTCACTAACTGATTTTGTTCAGTGTAAACACTATGGACTTGTCCCAAATAACCGACTACTGACTCTTAGACGATATCCAGTACCAGTAGAAGATAACTTACAAGTACATCAGGACAAGTTACCACTGGTTCCAATTGCGCAAGCTGTTACTTGGTGGGGAGGAGATACTAGCAATACACTAGATGGAATCTTAGGTATGACCTTTGGTTTTAAATGGAAAGCATATCCTAAAGAGGGAGAAGAAATACAGGATGTTCAAGGTAATGAACTTATTTTAGAAGATGCGCTGGATGCTGCTGGAATAACAAATCCTACTGCTAGACAGGCATTAATTGCTTCTTTTGCAAATATGAATGATCAAAATCCATTTGCAGTATCAGGATATGATAAAGTATTACAGGATAATTCTGTGAAACAACAAGAATCTGGTGCATACGCTAATCGTATACTCGGACCAATTAATGTTATTACTGAGACGAAGATAAGAGATAGAGGATTTAGTTTTGAACAAAAAATAGAGCTTGTTTTTGAATATAAATTAAGAGCGATTGGAACAGTTAATCCTAAAGTAGCAATGCTTGATTTACTAAGTAATTTTCTATCTTTGACATATAATAGAGCTTCTTTTTGGGGAGGAGGATATCGTTATTTTCAAAGAACTGGTGCTCTTCTTCCTGGATTTAATACTGATAATATGGAAAAAGGAGATTATGCATCAGCGACCAAAGATATTACTTCGATGTTGACTCAAATGATTGCTGCAGGTGGTGATGATCTTGAGGGATTTATTAATGGCGTTTCAAATGATGCTAAGAATGCATCTAGTTTTACTGAAGGGTTTAAAAAGATTGCAGGAGATATTGCAGGAAGTAAGGTCGGACAAAATCTTATTGCAAGTAGAATCGGTAAACTTCATCAGGCACCATTAATAATGAGAGCCTTGGCAGACGGTCGTGCAGTTGGTGAATGGCACTTAACTGTCGGTAATCCAATGGATCCAATCGCGGTAATAGGTAATTTATGTATGGATTCTACAACTATTTCATTTGGAGAAGAACTCGGAGCACATGATTTTCCAATTAATGTAAAATTTAAAGTTTCATTAAGTCACGGAAGACCTAGAGCAAAACAGGATATTGAATCAATGTTCAATCATGGTGGAGGAGATCTTTCATTTACTGCTCTGCAGCCTCCAGCAAGTGCACAAAATTCATATGGTGAATATAATAGTAGAAGAATTGCAGATACTACTGGTTCAGTATCAGCTAGTTTTAATTCAGCAACAACTACTGCTGATACTGCGGTCGGTGACAATGGACTTACTTCTGGCCAAAATTTAGCTAATTATTTTAGACCGGCAGTAGAAAGAAAATACGGTGCAGGGTTTGGAAAATCTGGAATATTACCAGATTACTTTACAAAATTATATACAAAAGATTAAGAAAAATGTTAGTAAGTAAATTATTAAGAGTTAAAAAACTTTTTACTACGTCAACTGGTGAATCAATTATTGATTTAATTAGTTCAACGTTTACGTTTGGCGAAAATGGATCAACATCAGGACCAGTTCTTGTTTCTGAATATGAAACAATGAGACCTGATCTTCTATCAAATCGAGTGTATTCAACGCAGGATTACTGGGAAACTATCTTAAAATTCAATGGAATATCGAATCCTTTTTCATTAGATCAAGGAGAAATATTACTTGTCCCATCATATTCAATAATGGAAAAAATGATAAAACCGCCGATGGAAGTAAAAGAAAAAGGTACTGAACCTGCTAAAAAGAATGAGAGTGCAGTGATTAAGCCAAAATCTGCAAAAGACAAGCAGAGGCTAGAATCTCTTAGAACAAAGGCACCTGAAATAGTTCCACCAAATGTAAACCTTACTGGTGCACAAAATGTTAAAGTAGTAAATGGTCGAGTAATATTAGGCGGAGACATGACTCAGACAAGTTCAACAAATACTAATCAGTCTTCAACTAGATCAAGAGTACAGGATCAGTTAAAAAATAGTCCAAATTTCTAAGCAATGGCATTTAGTCAAGTAATAAAGACTCATTTTCAACCCAAGATCAAGTTAATTGAACTTGGAGACTTTGATAACTCTTCTGGGAGCACAACACCCACGATTAGTCGTCAAAACCAAAACACACAAGACTTTGGCCAAAAGGCTGGTGTAAATAAGCCATTTGTTAAATTAGGAGGAAAATCAATAACTGAAGTTGACTATTTAACTCTTGATGAGTCTGGATTTATGCCTAGTGTAAATCTAGTGTTTACTGATACTGCTGGAGAATTTTCTGGAAACTATTTTCCTAAAAGAAACTTAATGGTTAGTCTTTTTATTAATAGCGGTAATCCAAAATTAAAACCAGTAAGATCAGATTATGTGATAACTAGTGTAAAATCAATTCCAGTACAAAATAGAGGTGATAATGTCACACTAAGTAAAGGAATAAAGTATTATATAAAGGCTGAGCTATTTGTTCCTAGAATATACAATAATATATCTAAGAGTTATTCCAATATGACGTCAGTTGATGCAATAAAAGCAATTTGTTCAGAATTGGGACTAGGCTATGCTCAAAATGAATTTGCAACATCTGACTCAATGACTTGGATAAATTTCAATACTAGCCCTGCAAATTTCTTAAAAGAAATAGTAAGTTATTCATATCAGGATGATAATTCTTTTTTTACTGGATTTATTAGTAAAGAATTAATTTTTAACTTAGTTAATGTGAATGAACAATTGAGACAAGTTGAAGTCGATGAAACATTTACTAGTAATTCAAATCCAATGTCTCAAAATATTACACAGGCTCAAAAGGATAGTCCACTTCAAGCCGGATTAGCTGAATCAACTGTTCCTAATTTTCTAACAAATCAAAGAAAAAGCATAAATCATCCAAATTATATTTATGAAGCTAACTTAATATCTGATCATGGAGCAGTACTTAAGAAGGAGGGATACAAGAAGAAAATCTATTACTATGATCATTTTGATGAGAACGAAGATCAAAAGAAAAAATTTAAAGAATTTTTTATTGCACCAACAAATACTGAAGGTAATTCAGAAGACTCAATGTTAATTCCAGATGATGAAGGAATGGATGAGATTGGAAATAAGAAATGGATGAATATTAATTATGGAAACACTCATGAGCACTGGAATGCAGCTCGAGTATTTAATCACCATAACCTAAAAGAGCTAGATAAAATAAAACTTAGGGTCCTATTAAAAGGCGTAAATTTTCAAGTAATTAGAGGAATGACTATTCCCGTATTAATGACGACTTCGATGGCTGAAAAAATAAAAAAAGAGACTGACCCGACTGGAAAAGAGGATGTTGACCCAAATAAACAAAAAATGGAAGAAGAGACTCTGGATTCAGAATTAACTGGTTGGTATTATATAAAGGAGGCAAAATATACGTTTGATCCAACTGATCAACATATATTTTATACTGAATTGATTTTAGCTAGAAGAGAATGGATACCATCAAAAATAAAATTTACAGCAAATGCATAATTTTTACGGAGTACGAAATAAAGTTGATAATTTTAGAAAAGGTTTTTTTCTTGATCCATATGATCAGCCTACATATTTAACATTTGCCCTAGACTTTAGGTTTGAAGGAATTGATGTTGACTCTACAATGGACGATGGTTTGTGGAAGAGTCCACTTTTTGAAAGCGGCGGACCGACTAAATGGAGAAGTGCACAGACTCATTTGGGATCCCTTGGATATAAAGATCGAGAGGCAAGTCTAGTTAAATTTAAGTCTATTCTTGAATATTTGACCTTTAATGCCCCTTGGTATTTTCAATCTATCCAAGGATTAGAAAAGCTTTGGAGCAATGCTACAGATATGACTGGTGCATATAAAGGTAATGAAGCAGTTCTAACAATTGAGACACTAGAGGCAATTGACCTAAGAATAACTGAGATTGCAAGTCTTTATAGATCTGCGATATATGATAAAGTATATATGCGAGAGCTAGTCCCAGATAACCTACGATGGTTTTGTGTTGATGTGTATATTGCAGAAGCTAGAAATATAAGATATAATCCAGCTGGTTCATTTAGTAATATGACAAGTGCTCTAGGAATAGACACTAGTGGTTTAAATAGGACACTTACTGATGCTACGGCAGGCCTAGGTTCACTATTAGGTAACCAACAATTAGATCAAAGTAATCCAATGAAACAGTTTGGATACCTGAAGTTTAAATGTAGACAATGTGAGTTTGATTTTTCAGACAGTTTTGCTGCAGGAAATGATATTGGCGTAGACACTAGTAAAATGACTGCTCCGAATACTAATAAATTTAAGATTAAAGTAGGTTACTTTGAAGAGGAGAGCGAATATCACGATTCAACTAAAATTGCAGATGACTATGTTACGAATGCACTAAAAAATCCATGGAGCGCAATGAATACTGCTGCCGATATTCAGACAAGAGTCGGCGGGGCATCAGACTTGCCATTCGTTGGAGGATTCGTTGATAAAGGAGTACAGGGATTACAGGAGAAACTTAAACTTGTAGGTGGACTCGTTAATCCTGCACTAGGTGCAGCGTTCGGTGGGCCTACTATTAAGAATATCGGCGACTTATATGAAGGCAATACTCCAGGAGAATTTCCACGTAAAGATGGAGATAAGACTAATCCTGCTGATCTTGGAAACATTTATTAATAAAACTTATTCTTAATTAAAAGTAAAAATTAAAGATGCTAGACAGAAATCACGACATATCGAATAGAGACTTAGATGACTTAAGAGACAAACAGTTCTTAGGAGTAGTTGAGCTTATAGATGATCCTCGAAAAGAGGGTAGAGCCAGAGTTAGGGTATATAGTATTCATGATGACCTAGAAGCAGTGGATATTCCATGGGCATATCCAAAGAATTAAGCTCTATTTTTTGGTCAAGCAGGTAAAGCAGGATCTATCTCTATTCCTAAAGTTGGAAGTATTGTTGCAGTAAGATTTGATAACGGTAACCCATATTCACCTGAGTATTTTGCAATTCATGAATTGGCACAAGACGTAAAAGATGAGCTGAATACTGAATATGAAGGAAGTCATATAGTCCTGTTTGATGGGGACCAAGAATTAAAATTATGGTTTAGTGTAGGTAAAGGACTAACAATTTCAGTAAAAGGAGCAAGCATAAACCTTGCGCCAGATAATTTAATAACTGTGAAAACTGATAATAAAGTTGTAATCGATTGTCCTAATATTGAACTTGGTTCAACTACCTCAGCTGCACTATCTGAATATGTAATAAAGGGTGAAACTTTCTTAGACCTTTTTAATGCTCATGTACACCCTGTAGTAGGTGGACCACCAGCTCCTCCTCTTATTGCAGATGTAGTAATAAGTAAAACAACAAAAACTAAATAAAGATGGCACTAGAAGATCAAGCAAAAGCAGTAACTAAACTAGGATCACTTGGAACAGATATTCCAAAATTAAACGCAGATAGCGTGATTGAGAATATTATTAAAAAGGACGAGAATCTTGGTAAATACTTAGTAATGATTGATTCAGCTAAAGCTGAAAAGGTCGAACGCGGTATGACTAAAGAAGAGGCAGATAAAGCAGCAGAGGAGGCAAAGAAGAAAGCTATCGAAGATATAAAAAAGAGTCTTAAACCGCAAGTAGAGGAAGATATTATTAAGATGAAACAAGAGTACAAGACTGCAAAGGAAGCTCTTGATTCTATTCCAACTGAGGTTAGTGCAACTGTTGCAAATGCTGCATTACCCGCAGCTCTTCCACCAGCTGTGCCTAATCCGGTGTATACATTAGGTGTTGCACTACAAACTAAAAAGAGTCTACTTAAGACTCTAAATATTGTACTCTCTTCCCTAACTACTGTGATGATGTTAGCGAATAAGTTAAAATTTGAATTGCCCGCACCAATCTTAAAATTAGTAGAAACTCTTTCGATAGTTACTCAAGGATTATCGCTTATTCCAGGATAATCTCATTATCGAGTTTAAATTTTTCCCAGTCAGTCTTATTCATTAGGTCAGGAAATCTTTCTCCTCCATTACATGAATCCTTAACATAAAGTTTTCCTGGGATATCACATCCACAGTATACACAGTACCCCAATTCTATGCACTCGTCCTTACAAATCATTGCTCGATATGCAACCTGTTCCTTTTCATGATCAGATAGGAGATACATCTTGTCACCAAGCATTTTGATATTGCCCTCTATATAATGTTTAATATTCTTTAGCGTAATCTTCATTTTCCCTTAAGTTCTTTTTCCTTTTTACTTAGCT